TATTCAATAACCGTAACCTTATATCTTCCACGCATCAGCTCACTAAATCCCAGGCTATCACGACGCTGAATGAGAAGAAACTCCAGTGCCTGATTCTCCATACCAGTCACCAGGCCAGAATTTGCAGAGAGTGCCACTGCAACATCGAATCCCTTCTGTGGGCGAACCATGATAACCCCATAACTTGTTACAGGTGCTATACACTGGCGAAATGTATGACCTTGTCCCCCGCAATTCGTACATATGTTATTATGATGATGATGACGTCCTCGGTCCATTTTCCTGTAATTAATTCTAACCGTTTTTTAGACCTACCGATAGAATGCATATACCTCCCGAAGTCTGGGGACCCTTCTTCTGGCACACAATCCATATTACCGCCCTCGGTTATCCAGCGGAGCCTTCCTACGCTCATAAAAAGGCCGCGAAAGATTTCTATGAATCACTGAAGACTCTTATCCCGTGTCCTGTGTGTAAAGAGCATTATGTAAAACACTTGGAAAAATATCCCATTATGCCGCATTTAGACAAACGGTCCGATTTATTCAAATGGACTGTCCTTTTACACAATGAAGTAAATAAAAGCCTGGATAAGCCCGTGTACACAGAAAACCAGGTTCTCAAAGGGTATGAGCGTCTTGGGTCTTTGAACCGATCTCCCATATGGACTCCTGATGATTTCGCGGAAGCTGATTGGAAAGCCCGTGTCCAAGGAATTGCCATAGGTGTAGGAATGACAACGCTGGCTTCTGTAATTCTCTGGGCTGTAAAGTAGAGGCGGGTGCCAAATGGATAAGCAAAACCTAGACAAATTCCCAGAAGATATTTATCTCGGTCTACATATTCCTAAAAGCTCCAAGCCCTTGAAAAAATCTGTGAAAGAGGTGATTGTCAAGCCGGCCATGACTGATGACGAGATTGCGGCGAAGGAGGGGAAGTATTTTGACGAAGACGACGTGGACAAAATTTTCAAGGAGGACGTGGATGTCTATACGATAGATGAAAACGGCAACAAAAAACTCCTCGCCAAGCTTCGCAAACAGGTCATTGACCCTGAGACGGTGAAAACCGGCTGGGAAGGCTTCTGGATTACGGCCGCACCTTCCAGAAATCGCGGTGCAGCGGCGGGACCGATTGATTTGGAAGGGAAATACTGGCAAAAGCGAAGCCCGAGTCATATCAGCGGTCATTTTGCCTATGACGGCAAGATGCGTGTAAATAACAATGTATTCAGCTCTGTTCTCGGCTATTTCAACGCCACCCCGTTCATGAAACTTCCTTGCCGCCTTACCTCTTACACAATGCGCTACTGGAAGTATTATAACCACGGCCTCCCTTTCATACGAGCCCTAGACAACTGCTTCAAGGTTCTGGTCCCCGATAGATATAAGATACAAAAGGCCGCGGCAGAGCAGAAGCCTAGCCTACATATCAAGGATACCTCGTTTTCTTCGGTGACAATCAATCGCAACTTCCGAACGGCGCTACACAGGGACGCGGGAGATTTCAAGGAAGGATACGGAAATCTGTCGGTGATTGAGCGAGGCAGTTATCACGGTGGCTATACCCTTTTTCCCCAGTATAAGATTGGCTTCGATATCCGAACGGGAGATTTCTTGGCCATGGACGTTCATGAGTGGCACTGTAACACGGCCTTGTATGAGACGGCAGAAGACAAGAAGGCGAACAAGGACCTGCCCAGCATACACAAGGACGACCCTGAAACGGGCACACTCGGCTCAAATAAGCCTTATAGTCGTGTATCGTTCGTTTGCTATCTGAGAGAAAAGCTCCGACAGTGCGATGATGGAGAGACGAAGAAGTATTTTAAGAAAATCGGATTCAACCCACGCACGGGTAGGTTTGCCACAACCCGAGCGGCTAAGGGTAAGGCAATCAGGGCCGGAAAATTTAACATAACCCGCAAAAAGAGAGAGGTATGAGTGTTCCTCCCGTAAATATGCGCAATGCCACCATTGCCAGCATTCTCGGCCAAGGTGCCAGCTCGGCATATTCTACTGCATCTTCCGCTGTAACATCTGCCACGTCGTATGCCACATCGTATGCAACAAGTGAAAACGGGAACTATACGCTGCAAGTACTGTTCTATGTTTTCCTATATACGTTTCTACTGTTTCTCGTGCTTGTCCTAGTCCATTTTACAATCAGGCCGGTCTTCAAATTCACCCCAGGCTCTGCTGGACTTATCCGAGTAGCCGCCCCAACCGATGACAAGGTTTATTGGAATGCCAAAGCACAGCCTCCTCCAGCCGACCGTGTCCCGAAAGAAGGTGATTCCCTGGACTCTTATGATTTCACCAACAATTTCTCGTTTTCCGTGGATTTATACGTCCGCAAAATGACGGACACGGCCCCCAATAAGAGAATCATTCTGTACAAGACGTATAAATACGAAACCGGCTCAGAGCCAGCTGGGCTTTCGGCCGGCCCTGCCGCCACTGATGTGAGAGAGACATTCATGCAGAGCAAATGCTCCATGTATATGTATTTGTCCGATACCAATAATCTCGGCCTCACGTTTTTCGCCGGCCCAACGGGAACAGCATATAGTATAAAAGAAATAGATAACATTCCCTTTTACACACCTTTCCGAGTGACCGTTGTTGTAGAAGATAAGACATTTACAATGTATATTAACGCAAAGCAGACATTCCAGCGGATTGTTCCTTCCACGCTGAGCTTGAATTCACTGGACAGCCTTCCAACAAGAAACCAGCGTTTCTACGCCCCTCCTTCTTGGGCGAATTCCCAGACGGTGTTCCTACAAAATTTCCATCTTTGGCCGAGGGCGATTACCTATCCCGAAGTCCAACAAGCACAGCCGGCACTTGCTCGCAAAGAAGACTTTGGTCCCATGGCCGCAGAGGCTGGACCTCAGGGTTGCGGGCGTTAGACCCTGGACTTCAGGGTTGCGGGCGTTAGACCCTGGACTTCAGGGTTGCGGGCGCTAATTATATGATTCATTAGAATTAGAATGCTTGTAGAGGCAATACTATTTATAGCATTTTCTCTACTCATATCGTATTTTGTAATCCAATTTATTCAGAAGCGGCCGACATATCAAGGCTCTAGTGCCTTATATGATTTATCCAAGGCTAACACACCCGTATTATCCTATGATGATATGCCTTGGACGAATGAGCCTTCGTCGCTTCGCTTTGCGATTTTCGTAGAGGCCGCACCCAAGACAATTTCCAAGGTGGATTGTACTACGGCCGAAACAGAATTCAAACCGTCTTGTGATAATTATGAATATAAGAAATGTAATTGTTCCGGCTCAGACTGCAGTCGCTGCGATTTATCGGAAACGAATGGAAATTATCTATCCAAACTCCTGTCTTATGGCGACAGCATACAACTCTGGGCTTCTGGATATACCTCCCAGAACGACAAGCCCTATGTCCCGGCTATTCTACGAGTGAAAACCGCCTCCTCTTCTACCCAATCCTATATGGAAAGCGTAAGTCTTCCGGCAATACCTTTACAACGCTGGACGGTCATTACCATTGTGAAAGAGGGACGTCGTTTTGATGTGTATTATGGAGCTAAAGCCGTGGCCACGAAACTGCTGGAATTCCCTCCACTCGCCACCACGTATTCCGCTGGCTGGCTTGCGGGAAATCCTCTGTGGAAAGGAAAAATCGGCCTCTTCTCTGGCATACGCAAAGTCCAGACAACCTCCGATGTGCTGTCCGATGTAGAGTCGCTCGTCAATACACGTGGCGTTCCCTTTTACTTGGATGAACTAACGTTTGATTTCAATGTAAGCATGCCTGAATGCCTATTCGGCAATTGTAATAAGCTGCCCGTGGTGAAACCGATGAACCCTTTTGCCGTGTATGTAACGAACGTTCAGTAACTTTGCCAGAGGCTATAACTTTGCGCAGCTATATCAGAATGGAAGGGTCTAATAATTCCTCGGCGAGAAATACTCGCAGTGCTCCCGTAAAGCTGGTCATGGGCGTCTTATTATTCATCGTAATTGTAATAGGCTTGTATTATCTATACAAGTTCCTATACGGCTCCTCGTATGCAAAGGCTTCTGTTTCTATTTTGGACGGGACGGTTCCCACCTCAAAGGCCGACCCCACAACCCAGACAGTGAAGCAGACAGAGCTTACGGGGGTACTGGACGGCGGTGAATATAGCGTGAGCTTCTGGGTATATGTGAGCGACACCAAAGGTTTCCCCGTTTCCAGCGGCTCCCCGCCTCTTGCGCACCTCTTAGATATCTCGGATGACGCCTATAACGCCACACCGGCGAGCAGAAAGAAGACTCTCCTGTTCGTCGGATTGAACCCCTCTAATGGCAGCTTGGTTGTCCGCCAGAATAGCTCTGACCCTGCCGACCCGCATATCGATAACGGTGTTGCGAGTCCCACTGCCACTGCATATCCCTTCCGAACCCTCATTTCATCCTATAACTCTGGCGCCACATATACACAAAACGACAAGTGCGACATCGCCAACGGCATTGAATACCAGCGCTGGAGCCTGATTACAGTGGTCGGCAATGGCAGGACGCTTGACGTCTATATTGACGGAAAGCTCTCCCGTTCTTGCGTATACAAGGGCTACTTCTCCCTAGGAAACTCGGGCGGCAAAGGAACTGCCACCTTTGGATTTGGCAACGGAGGAAATCTCAAGGGCTTTTTCTCCAGCGGCCAGTTCTATAATTACGCCCTCAGTCCCGACCAAGTATGGACGAATTACCAAGCGGGACCTGGTGGCGGCTTCAGTATAACAGATTTCTTCTCAAGCCTCTTTAACGTAAATGTATCTTTCCAAACAACTGGCGCTATGACTCCCTCGTGATAACTTCTATATTTAATGATAGAATGGATACGGCCAGTACAGAGATATTTCCTCAGATAGTCATCGGGCTAGCAATCACGGCGGCTATCTTCTTTATTTTTTTAGTGGTTGAGCAAATGTGGCGTGCTTACCTAAGCTTCAGCGCAGCGAGAATTGACGTATATCCTTACACAGGCTCGTCAGCGAAGACCATTGTTATAAAACAAGACCCGGCCAATGCAAGAAGTAAGACCCTCGCCTTATCCGAGAATCAGCTGACCGGCATTGAATTTTCTTACACGACGTTCCTGTATATTTCCGACGAGAACGACGATAATACGGCTGGCTGGAGAACGGTGTTTTACAAGGGATATGAATCTGGCCCCTTCCCTCTATGCGGTCCCGGTGTTTTTGTCAGCACAAAGTCTGATAATGGCGGCCCCACTCTCCGCGTCGTCATGAACACATATGACACGTGGTTCAATACCATTGATGTGAAGCGTATCCCGTTCAATAAGTGGGTGCATCTCGCCTTAGTCCTCCGTAATAACACCATGGAGGTATATGTGAACGGAAATCTCGCGACAAAGAAAACATTCAACGGCACACTGCCCTATCAGAACTATCAGCCGCTCATCTTATTCCCTTCTGCCACTACGGCGTCGACCGATTTTGACGCAATCGCTGGGCCGAAACGTGGCATCCCCGCGGGTGAGAATTTCAATATCCGTGGCAAATTCTCGGGTTACATCAGCAACCTCTTTTATTATTCTTACGCGATTAGTTATTCCCAGATACAGCAATCGCTCAACCTTGGACCTAGTTCCCAGTTTGAAGAGAACTCCATGGACAAGCCCCCGTATCTCATTGACAGCTGGTGGACATCTCGGGCCTAGAGCATAAGGACGCATAGCCTACATAAAACCCTTTATATAAAGTGAAAGAAGTAGCAGAGGAGATGCCCGGCGGAGGTTTATTTAGTCTTGTAGCCTACGGCTCGCAAAATGTGCTCCTATCTGGAAACCCAGATATGACCTATTTTTACAAGACCTTTAAAAAATACACGCACTTTTCCCTGGAAACCACGTCCAAACTCATGGACGGTCCTACGGACTATCCGTATGACAAGGGCGTTCAGCTAAAGGCGCGCATAGACCGCGTGGGAGATTTATTGACCGACTTGTATTTTTCTTTCCAGATTCCGGCCATTTACAGTAAATATCAGGCGACGAATCCAACCACCGGCCCGAAAACACAGCAAGAATTCCAGTGGGTTCGTTATCTTGGCCTGGCGGCGATAGAATCCATCTATGTCACCGTTGGTCCGAACAAGATTCAAGAATTCACGGGGGAATATCTCATTGCAAGGGCGCTCGTCGATTATCCCGCTGACAAGTTCGCCAAATGGCAACAAATGGTGGGCGATGTGCCAGAAATCTACGACCCGGCGAATGGGCTGTATGGAAATCGCACGGCAACCAATGGAGAATATCCGACGGTGTATCCTGACTCAAGAAATCCCGGCCAAGGCAATACGCCTTCTATTCCGGCATATACCGTCCAAGTCCCCATTCCGTTCTGGTTTACCGAACAAGGCCAAGGCCTCCCTCTGGTTGGGCTACAGGCATATACGGTAGATATAACAGTGAACTTGAGACCGGCGAATCAACTCTTTACAACCTTGGACGCATCAGGACATCGCATGGCATCAGGGTATCGTGTAAATCCCGTAACTTCCACCAATCCTTATACGAATACCCCCGACTTCATATCGACCAGTGATACGACCAGCCAAATCCGTAACTTCTTTACAGATTTTGGAGCAAATCCTCCACCCTTGAATTCCTGGA